GGCAGTAACTGCCGTTTTGTCCACACAGGACCGGGCAGAACTTTTATTACTTTACGCCGAAGCGTTCTTGCTGAGTCGATTCACCGTTGTTAGTATTGCGACCACGGAGGACTATAGGACCACTTTGCGTTGCTTGTGATAAATTTTCGTTAACACCAAAGCCCGGTAAAGGATCACCCATGTGGGTGTTGTTGGTATCCCTACGGAACCACGGAGTAATATAGGACCACGTTGGGGGTGCCTCTGTGGGCACTTGGGCGCTTACCTCGCGCTTCGCGGGTTTGTGGTAGCGGTCCTTGTCATAAAGACTGTTCACTGCTTCAACAGGATTATCTGCTTCTACTTCGTAGGTCGTTGTTTCTGTTACTGTGATTTTCATTGAGTCTCCCTGCGTCAAATGTTAAGTACATCGTAAAACCAAATCCGTAGCCGTTTCCACAACGGCCTGTTGCATGGGTGAATCCAGAACATTCTCCGCAACTGCGCTTCGCGGAAACCTTGGAGTGGCGATCCTGCTTCTCGGTATACCCAGTCAAATCTCATGGCATCACCTGTGGTATTTGCGCAGCAAAAAGCGCCCCGCAAGGGGCGCTATGGTTAATCTCGGTATGAGTCTAGGTATTTCAAGGCTCGTTTGAGCCACGTACATTGCTCCCCCTTTACAAAAGGCAGTGAAAATCTTGTTGCAGCAAAACTTCCACTACCTAATGGTACCACACCTGCAAGTGCAGTACAGGGAGAAAATTTACACGGTCGGAATGGCCGCGTTCTGGACGTACAAACCGGCTCTCGGAGCCGCATTGCAAAGGTTGCTATGTGTTACGTGCTACTGCACGGTGCAATCATTTCTGTTGCACTCATACGGTTTTCATTCCCGTATGCTCGGACTATTGCTTCACATTTCTGTGTTCAATCGCTTAGTCTCTCACGGTCCCCGAAGGGTTCCGCCTCGTTGGCATTTCAGCGTTCGAGTCAATCAGATTGAATTTTACTTGCTCCAACTTTTCTTAAAAGCAAGTGTTATAGGCGAACATCTTTTTTTGTTATACTTAGCTATTTACTAAGTAGTACAGGCATTTCTGCTGTACTCATACGATTTCGTTTCTCGTATAGCTCGGACTATTGCATACGCTCCTGAAGAACGTCCCTATCGCTTAGTCTCTCACGGTCCCCGAAGGGTTCCGCCTCGTTGTCATTTCAGATTTCGAGTCAATCAGATAAGGTTTTACTCGCACATGTTATGCCTTAGGTTTATGCGAGGTCAAATAAGACCCACCAGTAGTCCCGATGTCGGGCACTGGAGCCACAACGTTGCCGCCACCGAAGTCGTACAACTCCAGAGGAGACAATTCGCCAATGTACCAATTTTCCATTACCAGCAAGTCCAAGCGGCTTGGTGTTGCCGTCCAAGACACGTGGTACTTGCGTCCACCGAACGTGTCCGAGAAATACTTCTTGGACATATCCAGAGTCTTGTCACCCTTGATTTCCTGCGCATTGGCAATCTGAACGTTGTACATCAAGTTCGACTGTGCAAAGGCTTGCTCAGGAGGACCGTACCAAATGCCTGACTTGATGCTGTCGGCGTCTGGGCCAAGTGCTCGGCCAAGCAATACTTCAGCGCGTTGCGCGATGCCGGGAGTAAGAGCAGCGCCACCCAAGTTAATGGTTGGGGTGCTAAGACGACCGGGGTACGCATTGCGGTTCAAGCCACCGATGGTGCCAGTGTTAGAGTTCACATCCCAAGCCTTGATGCCGAGGATGGAGTTTCCTGCCCCGTACGATGCGCCGTTAACTACGATGTAGTCAGTTGCAACTACGTCGGTAGGAAGAGCGGTGCTGAAGAACAGGGTGTTGCTGGGACCGTCGGAGTACGAGATGGTAGCTGTGGTAGCTCCACCTACGCGCTGCACTCCAGCAACGCTGTAGAACTTCACGACTTGCTGGTCGGTGAAGGCTACCGCGATGTTTACTGGGGTGATGCTGGCGGTCTGGGCGGCAGGTGTGCCACCCGCTAGAACAATTACTGCCGTGGCGGGAATCTGGTCGATCATGCCCGAACCGTCCGAGTTGATCAAGCCTTCGATACCCTGCATAGCAGCGTCAAGTGAGTTCTTCATTTCTTGCGCCTTGACAGCGAACAGTCCCTTTTGCTTGGAATCGGTGGAAGCCTGTGCTAACCACGAGATTTCGCAAACATTGAAGAGGTACACTGGAGCAAGGGCAAATGATGCCCACTGTGAGCCAGAGCCGCGCAACATTGAATCTGCGTTGCCTGTGCCCTGAGAAATTCCCGCACCAGCCTGTACCCTGAAAGGTACACGGAAGGAAGCGCGTTGGGTTCCACCAGCGTTAGACTGGTTGGAGACCGGAATTTTTGTAGCTTCGGCCTTAAACAAAGAGTAAGCCGTGGTCCCGTGGAAAATGAGATCAGGAATCTCTTTGGCAAAGGCGTCTAGTTCAACCGCTTCTACAGCGGCTTCTAGTAATGCCATAAAAATTAGTTCCTTGAAACAAAGTACGCTGTAGAATTCTGAGATTCTACCCGTCTGTGCTGAGTCGTTACTTTTCCTTACCACGCCTTGCCCGTGTCGAGAATTGGAGCCTTCGAGGCCATTCAGGGTTTGGTAGTGTTTAGATCATAGTCGATTCTAAAGTGTGCGGGTGGGTAGAAGACTTCCTAGCCTTGGCTTAGGTTCTTCCTTACGCACTCCTAACCCGCTGTGCGTCTGCCGAGTTTGATGTGGATGTCGTATCCTACCCAGTTATGCATTGTCTGCGCTGTGTAGGCACCCACGAATTCTACTGAACTCCGAGTTTGATTTGGAATTTTTGTTTGTTCTTTTTTTGTTTCTTGCTGCCTTTTTTGAACTCTGCTTTGGCATAGCGGACGCTGGGCGGGTGACTTTTGAAAACTCGGTCGTGATGTGCTTTGCGTTCTGCTGCTTTGCGAAGTTTTGTGGCCAGTTTTTGTTCTGGTGTGCGCATGACTTAACCTCCTATAGGTTAATTGCCATGTGTCACCTCCTGCTTTGAATTTTGAATTTGGTGGAGCGCGGGTTATGCTGCTAGGTCAAGCACCCACGTCCCGTCCCCTCTGGTCTTTTCCTAGGTGGCACAGAGGGCAATGTTTTACAGCGATTGAGTAGCTACGGTGTCCGCAGCAATCACGGTGATATTGTAAGGTACATTGGGAGTCAGCGGATTAGCCGCCACCCCAGCGCATTGCACCGTCAAAGACGCCTGACTGCCTAACCCTGCAACTGCTGTTACAAAGCCACAGACGGAAATCGCATCTCCAACTTGTACGGGCTTGCCGTCACGAGTAGTTCCGCCAACTGTTCCTGATACTGCCATATGTTTCTCCTAGTGTTTGAATGAATTGTGGTTCTACTTCCGCCAAGTGACTAAGCGGTAGCCCTTGCCGTCTGTCGTACGTACGAAACCTCGTCCCATGATTTGCATAGTTACAAGGTCAGACGACTTGTACTCCTTGCCCCCAACCGTAACGTCCTCTCTAATCAAGTTCGTAGGTCTGGTAGCAACGTAAACTGGTTTGCCTGTCGTAACAGACTGTATGCCAGCCTTCGTGGCGGCATCTTTCTTCTCGGTCGCTGCTGCAACTCTTCCTGCAGCGCTTCCGCCTTTGGCGTAACCGGGGTACCTATTCTGAATAGTTTTGGTTACAATATCTTGTGCGATAGCATCGAGCTTGGCGTTGTGGAACTCAGCGATCTTGGCCTTGTTAGCCGGGCTGGCACCTAACTTCCAAAATGATGCCATCTGCGTTTGGTAACCTTTGTCGGTCCTCAGCGTGGCGTACAGACGGTCCTTGATGCCGTTGCCTATGTCAATCTTGGTCTCCCGGGGGAAATCCTTGAAGTACGCCATCTTGAGGAATGGTCCAAGGTGTTTACCGAGGACGCGGTTATTGTATTGCTCTGCGTCAGTGGCCACGCTGTTTTCAAACGCCCTGACCTTCTCTTCAGCATCGGCACTCTTTGACTTTTCAAACTCTGCCTTCTCTGCCAAGAACTTCTTGCGCTCGGGCGTCTCTTCGGGTTCCTTTGTACGGTTCTTCTCTTCCTCTGCTTGGTCGTTGTACCACTTGGTAGACTGTGCGACCCATGCCTTCAATGCCGCGATATTCGGGGCTGATGCGCCTGTTTCATCCTTCGCTTCCAATGCCGCGTTGAGATTGGCAAGGAATCTTGGGAAACCTACTTCTTCTAAACCTGCGACGAAGTGAGGTTGTATCGTTGCATAGAATGCCTCTTTGTCATGGTTCTTTAACTCCGACAGAAAAGAGGGAGCTAACTTTCCCATAGCCTCGGGATGGCCTGAGGCCTTCAGGTCTTCAACTACGTTCTTCCATAGTTGGGGATCGGCGTTATACAGAAGTTCGTCGGTAGCCTTCACAGCCTCTAGGTTACCGTTAAGTTTTTCGTAGCCCTCGGGTCCACCTATAGCTGCGATGAATTCCTTGGCTTCCTTGGCCGCTGCTACGGTTGGAAACTCCGTCTTGTATGCGTTGAAGCGTTCAAAGGCTCCATGCAGTTCTTTTACAACTGCCGCATTCTTGGGGTCCGCGTCCCGCATGGCCTTTAGGGCCTTGCGTACGTTGTCTGGTGTTGCTTTGGTATCAATGAGCTTATCGGCTGCAGCCTTGGCCGTCTTGTCCCTCTCAGCCTTTTGCTCTGGAGTCTGCTCTTCTGCCTTTGCTTCAACTTCTGTTTCTACTTCAGGTGTCTCCGTGGTTGTGTCTACGGCTGAGTCTGAGGTTTCTACTACTGGTGCTTCTACTGCAGCCGCTTCTGAGTCGAGCGCTGCAAAGTCTAACAATGCATCTGCCATGTTGAGTCCTTAATGTTTCTGAGTTATTCTAAGTCGGTGAAAAATGTTGAGTCTTCCCAGTTCAATGGGTGCTTAGGATGTGTACTCGGCTTGCTTTTCAACTCCAAGTAAAACTTCTGTGGAGTACTTCCCGTCTGAATCCACGTAGACACCGATGATACCACCGGGGTCAACGCTGGTCTCACTACTTTCTGGTCTTCCATCTTTGTTACCTCGGATCAAATTCTCGAACGTTACAAGATTGGAGTTGTGACTAACGTACACTGTGCCTTCTGTGCGCAATTCTTTGCCGAAGAATTCCTGCATTCTGGTTTCCAAGTCATCCAAAGATTCTCCATCTGGAATCTTCACCTTTGGGTTGTCGATGTAAAAATCTAGAATGTGCTGGTACTCATCACGGTCTTTTCCCGCAAGGAATCCAAGTGCCCAAGAAATAAGGCCGCGATCCTGTATTACATCCATTCCAAGTTCTTCAGCTATTATGTCGGCTGTTTGGCAAGCCCTGAGCATCGGTGAAGTTACTATCTTCTTCACAAATTCTTTGTGCTCGTCTGCTATGTCTTTTGCCGCCTTTTCGGCTTGCTTTATCCCTTTGGTATTGAGGGCGGGATCAAGTCTGCCTCTGAATTTATTCGATTCGTTGACTTCCGTGTCGCCATGGCGCACAAGAAGACCGACAAGTTTTTGAGTCATGTTGCTCCTGTGTTTACTGAAGCAGGGCAGTATTTATCTGCCCCGCTCTTTTAACGCCGTAGTTGACGCGGTTGGCCACCCTCAGGCGGCTGTTGTGGTTGCGCTGGCTCACTTCCATGCTCAAGTGCATTCGGTATGGCTTTTTGAGCTACCTTATGCTGCAGGGCTTGGTCGGCTTGCGCTTGGAATACGCCCGGGTTAGATTGGATGCCCATCTTAGCGAGTGCTTGCACTGCTACTGGTGGTGGCATCTTACTAACGTCAACCGATATAGACTCGGAAGGTGGTTTGTCGGGTGGCTTGTTAGCCATTGCAATCTTCTTGGCCATTGCTAGGTGCGCTGCCCAGTGAAGATGTATATTTGCCCAACCTGCTTGTTGTTCAGGGGAACCGTAGTGGAACTTCTGTCCTTCTGTGCTATTGAGCCATTCAAAGCACTCATTAGCTTCTACGACATGGTTCTCACTCTCATCGGTTGCAACTGTGACTGTGCTCACTTGCGGCGGTAGAGACTTCATTGCACCCTGTAACTGTTGCACCATCTGTCCAGCTTGCGGAGGAACTGGTTGTCCAGTCATCTGCGCCTGTTGCATACCTTCTTGTGCCTGTTTCAATGCGCCCTGCATCTGCTGCAGTTGCGGATTGTCTTTGGGCCCAGACCGTAACAGTACTTCGAATTCGTTACGCTGCTTTGCAGCAGAGGATGCGCCGGGAACTTTGAAGCCCTTCATACGAAGTGCGCTCACAAGTTCTACCGAGTTAGATGGAGAGAAGATAAGAGCATTCAACGCTTGGTTAGAGGAGCCCTTAGTTATCAAATCCATCAGCTTTGTTTCTTTCTGTTGCCATGACTCTGGGAAAGCGGGATTGCTCTCTGCATAACAAAGAACATTTCCTGCCAACAAGTTTGCAGTGTTAACTGAAACGTTGCCCTTACCCTTAATATTCTGACGGATAACCTTTCCATCTCGACATTCAGCCGCACACTTTACGGCTTGTTGCCCTGCGGCTGCGAACATATCCTGTACTGAGTTCCATGGACATCCTACGCGTTGCAGTGCTTGGTCACGTTGAATTACTGCGTTACCTACCGTGTTCTCTCCGGTTGCTGCTCCGAACAGTGACGGTAGTGCTCCCGAAATTTCTTCGGACAAACTGGTAATGAACCACTTGATAAAGTCAGGCAGGGCAGCTTGCGGTGCTGGTGTCGGCTCAACCATAATGTACTGGTCAGCACTGGTCAACCCCGGTTGTACTTGGAATGGTCCGGTGCTGCCGGGGACATTGGGTTGAGTCTTTAGAGCTTCCATGTCGAAGGCTTCAGCGTTCATCCACTTCTTGGGGACGGTTCTTTTAAAGAAGTCGTCCAACAAGTCTACCCAGTCGTTAATTCGTTTCTGAACAGAGATGAGCATTGAGCCCATAGCTCTTCGGTTCTGTCCCTTACCTGTCCACGGGTGGCCGATTACAATGTGATCGTCAACACTCTCGTTTCTTGAGAATGCGTACTCTGCACCTGCTCTGGCTAAAAGTGCTCCGTTAGGAAATGCTTCCAGCAACTCTGCTCTGGCTTCGTCGCTTACTGAGGCATCCAAGAACATGGAGGGTCTAAACCACGAAAACTTTACTGTACTGTGTCGATTCAGAGAGTCGCCAGTGACGTATGCGCCGACTACTGCTTGGCGTACGTTCTCTCTTGCGATCCTGTCTAGCTGAGTCTCGGACATCCCATCTGTGCCGGGATTGATCTTTTCTGAGATCCATGGAAACATTCCACGTACGACTGCCACGTCTAAGTCAAATGACAACTGCACAAACTGCATGAGAGAGAAATCATCAACAGCGATAGGGACCTTATGGTCCAACTTTCCGTGCACTGTGGTTACTTCTCGTCCTAAAGGTTTGCGGTCGTCTCCTGAGTTTCCCGCCTCGTCCAGCAAGTCTGTTCCTGAATCTCCTTCTTCGGTGCCACTTACTTCTGATTTCTCTTCATCCAAAATATCGTTGAGTGTGTCTTGTCCTGTGGGCTCTGGGGTGGGCTCATCAAATACATTCTCGGGAACAGTTGGTACCTCTGTCTCTCCCTCGAAACCGTATTTCTGTCCATTCAACTCATACCGCGTCCACATCAACACTCGGTCTTCATTCCAGAAGATTCTGGAGCACTCAGTAAGCAGCGCGTGAAGATTGTTATTTCGTGCCCAAATCTCTTTGAACCTTTCGGCCTCTTCTGCTGCGACTCTGTCTGGGCCGTACTCTGGGTTCACAGGGAAGAATTCTATCTTGGGAACTTCCCTAGATAATGCAGCGACGATGATGTCACCTTTGGGTCCGTAGATATTCGTGTCGTAAATGGTGTTTGTATTTCTCTGGTCTTTGGCCCCGAAACCTGTACCTGCGCCGGGCAGCATCCATCCACCCTGCTTACCTCGCAGAAGATGTTGATAACCGCGCTCAAAGTGTAGTGCTTCCCATGCTTGCTCTACTTCCATACGCCGTGCTGCGGTGTCGGTTCTGGTGGCTATATTGTCTAACCCCATGAGAGCGCCACGCGCAAGATCACTTAACTGAGCGAACGGCTCTGGGCTATATGGGAAGGGTGCGTAAACGCCTAAGGGACTGTCGTTAGGGTCTTCGGACTTTTCGCTGGCTTTGTTTTTTACATCAGCCCCTGCCCCAACTTCTTGGGATGTTGCAATAACATCAGCCATTGTCTCTCTCCTTAGTGCCGCATAGCCGCAAATCCTTTGGCCGATGCCTTCATATGCTTAACATGTTCACTGTCGCCGGGTTTGGGTTCTTTTTGTGCAGCCGATAATTTCTTTCCCTCGGGAATACCTAGCGCACGGTGTAGCCCACCCTTGCTGACGCTGAACGATCCCTTGGAACCTAGGTCCACTTTGTGTTGCTTATGTCCTATCATTTACTTCTCCTTCTTGGTAGAGGGTGCTCCCATTACTTCGGACATGTAATCTTGCTTAGTAGAGAACTTCATGTTTGTAGAAGGATTCGGCAGTTTGGATTTCGGTCTTGCCATTCCTATTGACATTATGCTGCCCTCATTGCACTTCTGCTTAACTGTCCCCCGCTGTCAATGCGA